TCATCTGCTGTGACTTGAATACCTAGTAGTGAAAAGCCTTCTCTTACCGTTGGTACGACTGTTTCTACATTCCATATTACAGGTGCTATCTGAGTGAATACAACTAATGCTAAGATAACAAAGATAATAACTCTACGATTCAGTGCTGCCATAGGTGACTCTTTACTCGCAGTATCTCTAGCCTCTTGAATAGATTGTGACCTTGCTGCCAACACATCGAGCATCTGTGTCTGTTGTTCTTGTTTGGCTTGTTGGTTAAGCGCAAACAGCTTCATTAAGAAGCCTCCGAGGATAGGTAGGATATTTGTTAGTAAACTAATCATCTAAAGACTTAGTCCAACGCTCAATCACAGACATAAACTTATTACACATTAGTTTAATCTTGGTTAAGACTGTTAATTTAATGTAACGTCCTTTTGAATCTCTCAGGTTTTGTGTTGTTCTAGCCATAATATCTCCTAAATCATTACATAATTAATCGGTAAATTCCAAGGGTCAAAAAGATAAATTCGGTAATAACCATCAACCAGTAGAACCCATATCACTTAACTAATTGTAGTGCTTCCAAAATACCAACTTCACTCAATACATAATAGATAATAGCACCGTACATACCATACTGTATTCTAGTCATTACTTGGATTATCTTATCTAATCTACAATTAACATCATCTACCTTACTGAACAAAGTAGCAATTTGGTCATCGTGCCTAGTGACTGTTTGTTCTAGTCTGTTTACTCTCTTTTCCATTGTCTATTAAGCCTGTAGTGCTTCTAGTTCTTTTTCTAGTCTAGCAATCTCTGCTAATTTAGGGTCAGTCCAATCAGCATTAGCTGTCCAAGAAGTACCATCAAATAGATACTTACCACCCTGCCAATCAGCAGGGGATGTAACGTCTTTGGTAACAGTGGCATTACTAGAGTTCATATCTCCAATAATAAAGTCAGGACAAACAATGTTGTCTGATGTTGAGGTTATTGTAGCTGAATCATCAAAGACATAAGCCGAGATGTTTGAGTCGTTAAAAGTAATTGTTTGCATTGTTATTCTCCTGAAAGTAATACTGTTGTAGCTGATAATGCCTTACCTAGTTTAACTGAGATGGTATCTGCTGTAGTAGCCAGAGTACCATCTTCTTGTACATAATAGTCAGAGCCAATAGTTAGTCCTGACTGGTTGGTTGAAATACCACCTTGTAATAAGATAGTTGCTGTGTCTGTATCTGCGTATGCTTCTGTAGATGTGCCTAGGAAGTTATCAGCTGTTAGGTTTGTGGCACCACCACTCTCAGCAACAACCTCAACAGTACCATCTGCCTTGAGAATCACAGGCTTACCATTAGGTAACGCACCACTTGCTACGAAATCTACTGTCTTGCCACTACCACCCGCAGGTAATAGTTCTGTTAAATTACTCATACATAATCTCTCATATTAATTGTTGTGGAATTTACAGCCTTGCCTATACTTACGTTTGAAGCTGCTGTAGTTGTCAATGTACCATCAGTAGCTACATAGTAGTCTGTACCAATAGTTAGTCCTGTTAGTTTATCAGACACCCCACCTAGCGTATCAATAGAAGCTGTACCACCATCTGATGCCGACTCTTGTGATACACCTAATAGATTAGTTGATGTTAGGTTTGTAGTTGTCACCGAAGATGCTAACTGCCCCATTATCGCGCTACCATCGTTAGAATTGTCAATATCTCTATAAGAGATTACAAACTTACCTGCACTACTAGGGTCAAAGGAAACGCTTGTATTTCTAGTTTCCGCTGCAGCAAACGTATGTGTTGAGTCTATCGTTAATGTATTACTTGAGTTGGAGATTAGCCACGCAACACCATACCCATCAGTAGCTCCTTGATATGGTCTACCAACCATAATATGCTTAGTGGAGTCATTAGGGTCTTCTGCAACGTTAATACCGCTAACTTGATAAGCCATAACTACATACTCAGTATGAAAAGTGATTGATGTTCCACTTATTGTAGCAACTCTACCTCTAGCAGTATTGTCAGTTGTTTGATTCCAGTAAAAGAAAACTCTGTTTGTTGTGTCTTTATCAAATACAATATTAGGACTACCTGGGTTAGCTGTGGTAAACGTCTGACTAGAGCCTACAGCAGAAACACTTGTCCCACTAATAGTACAAACGTGAACAAAACCATCATAGGTTGCACCTGCATAATCAGAGTAGCCTACTAATACTTTATTAGCAGTATTAGGGTCAACCCCAATACATATACTAGGCGCACCGTTACCACCACCTGCCGACACTCTAGTATTAGAGCCAAAGCTAACTGATGTACCACTGATAGTACCTACCACAAGAGTTGCTTTATTACCTGATGTATAATCTCTATAGGCAACAAAGAATTTATCAGTGTTATGAGGGTCTAATGCCATTTGTACATTATCACAATAATATGTTGACAGAAACTCTGTCTTAGTTCCAACTGTGATGGTTGTACCTGATACAGTCAATACAACACCGATACCCCTCCAAGTAGATGTATAAGCCTGACACGCAACTATGTATTTATCAGCAGTGGTTAGATGTGCGCTTACGTTCATATAAGGCGAACTACCTGAATTAAAGACAGCAGGTGTACCAAATGTTATGGTAGTACCACTAACCGTTCCAACTACTGCTGTACCATAGCCAGAGTTATCTTTGTCTTCGTATGCTATCATAAACTTATCAGCTGTTTGAGTATCAAAACTCACAGCGTTAGACTCAAAATATACACCAGTGCTATACTCACTTCCTGATGGAATACTTTTACTAAGGGATGTAACACTTCCAGCAGCTACCTCTACAGTTCCATCAGACTTTAAGATTACCAAGCTACCATTAGATAAAGTACCACTAGCGACCATATCAATGGTATTATCACCGCCCCCTGCTGGGAATAGCTCTGATAAGGTACTCATCTTATACGCTCCACCCTATCGTAGCGTCAACGTATGTCATTGTAATCTCAGTCCAGTTCTTATCAAATGTTAAGTCAGTAGCACTAGAAGCAATATTAGAGCTGTTTCTAGCTACTGTCCAATTAGTTGTTGCTGCAGCACCTGTACCATCTTTAACGATTACTGTATCACCAGCTGTAGGTGAGGATGGTAGAGTGATAGTGATAGAACCCGCTGTTACAATAATGGAATCACCATCTACTGCTGTATAGTTAGCACTCTTGGCTGTTGGCAAGAATCTTTTAGTGCTGAACTGTGTTTGAATATCTGAGGTTACACCATCAAGGTATTCTGCTTCTGTTTGTGATACTGAAGATGGTAGATGTTCATTACCTGCACCTGTTGGGTGTGTATATACAGTATCTGTATCCGTGTAATTACCAGCGTGTACATTGGTAGCACCTTGGTCAGTAGTCCAATCTATATGCTCATTAGCAGTTACACCTGATAGGCTATTGTGTGTGAAGTCAGAGCTTGTGTACGTAGTGTTAGTGTCAGTATAATTACCAGCATGTAAGTTAGTAGTACCTTGGTCAGTAGTCCAATCTATATGCTCGTTAGCAACAAAGCCTAATAAGTTATCATGTGTTACTATCGCTTCAATTTCACCAGCTGTCTGGTCCGCAGTAGCACCAGCTTCAATAGCATCTAACTTAGAATTATCTGCTGTTGTAAAGTTAACTTGGGTTAGCCCGCCATCTCCTACTGAATATGTAGTGTTTGTATCAGGTAAGTTAGCAATGGTAATCTTCTTAGAGACTCCACTATCATTGATTAGTAATTCCTCTGTACCAGCAGGGGTTGTTTTAGCAGTTAGTGCTGAGACTTTAATTGATGACATGGTTACTCCGTTCTATAATATTCAGGTGATGAAGTAGTAGATGTTTCAGTTCTAATGTAATTAACACCATCTTCAGTTTCTATTTCTAATTCAGCAGATTCAATAGGGTCAAACTCCCGTAACCACTGCCTTCTATTAGCAAGCATAGCTAAGGTCTTAGCTTTTCTCCAAGGTAATCTACTCATAATCTAAACAACTGTTTTCTTCTACCGTGTGCTTGACGCTCATCAAGCTCTAATAACTCATCTACAATCTTCTTAACCATAGGAGCATAGTTTCTCTTAACTTGTGCGTCTTTTCTTGGGGCTATCTTACCAGTGTGTTGTTCATAAGTGCTTGATTTAGCTGAACTTTGTGAGTCACTTGGGGTTTTAGTTGAAGCGTGTTTTACTTCATACACTGTAGCTTCTATCTTCCCTTTCTCGTTGTTAGCTTTTAATTGTGAACCACCATAAGTAGGAGCTTTACCTTCCTTAGCTACAGGTTCTAGCTCTTCTTTATCATTAAACATATTCTCAAGCATCTCAACAATACCATCGACTTCATTCTCAGGTCTATCATCACCAGGGAAATATAACTGAAATTCTTTGATGTAATCTTCCATAGATACATAATCATCAGAATCTTCTTTTTGATTTGAGTATTGTTCGTTATACTCAGCTGTTATCACAGCGTTCCAGATAGAGCGTATCTTATCTTTAATTCTATCAAGCTCTAAACTACCACCAACAGACATAACAGGGGCAGTTGAATCTGATAATATATCTAAATGTGGACTTCCGCAATTCATTAACTTCTCCTAGTCGTAGTTCTTACCTACAGTTTTATTTCTATGATTCTCTCTTAAATTCCACTTATGCCTATCAGCACCAAACGAACTATAGTCTTTACCATATTGGAAATTAGTACAGAATGTTTGTTCAAAGTAGGAAGGTTCTCCACAGTCAGAACAGACTTGTGGTTCTTCCCTATCATCGTACTTAACTACCGATGATGTGGCGTGATTGTTATTACACGTATAAGTAAATAATGGCATAACTAATTATAATTAATTCAGAATAACCCTCTCGTCTTGACAAGGGTTACGCTTAACTAACTATTAAGCTGACGGAACTGCGAACGCAACACCAGCATCATCACGGAGTTCTGCAACACCGAAGATAGTATCAGCAGTAAACAAGTCACCTAAGTATTCTTGTTTGTACTGAGTCTGTGAACGTACACCAACTTGTTCAGCAAGCACTAAAGCATCCTTATGCAACATTAAACCAATTCTAGCAGTAGTACCAGAAGAAGGTGTAACTGTTGGACAGTTAGATGTTACGAAAACATCTACGCCATAGATTTGACCAATCTTACCAGTCTTAATCGCATCACCAGAACCAATGAACTGTTGCTCAGTGAATCGGTTGATACCTAACAAGTCGTTAGAAGCGATTGGAGGTAGAACGATAGCTCGATTATCCATAGGAACATCGGCATCATCTAATGTAAGAATCATTCTACGGATACCAGCATCTGTGATATCAGTAGCACCACCACCAGAAGTAGAACCATCGAATACAGTAGTACCATCACCACCTCGAACAGCTGTCTCCCATAGAGCAGCACCAGAACCACCTACAGTACCACCTTGGAAACCTTCACCTAATGCAAATAAGCTATCATCTACTTGATTAGCTAGTGCATGACCAGCATCATCAGTGTAGAACTTACGCATTGAAGCAAGTGATTGCACCTCAGCAATATCTTCGATTAATTTTGAATATTCATAGTGTTTGTCAATGCTTACATTAACAACACCAGCAGTATCTGCAATCAACGTAACTTGTGTTGATGCAGCTTTAACAGAAGCAGAGCCTCTAGCTGGTTTTGGAATATGAATAGTGTCACCTTTCTTACCTTTATGTGACATTTTTGTAACTAAGTTAGCTAAAACTAAGTTTGTTTTGTACGCACCAATAACTTCATCCGACCAGAGTTCAGGGATGAAATTAGCTGACGTTCCTGTATTCCCCGAACTTGAGGGAATACTCGTACTATGATTAGTACCTAAAGCCATTTTATTTCTCCTTATTGAGTTTTATATTATTTAACACGACCTTCTTGGTACGCTTGAGTTATCTCATCTGATAACGAGGCATACCTGCTCGGGTCACTTACCTGAAGCTGAATTAAATCAGCTCTTCGGTACATTTTCTTACCTCCAACAGAGTCACCTGAGGAACGAGTCTCTGAACTGGTTTGTCGCATTGCCTTTTGCCTAGACTTCTTTTGCTGTTCTTTTACTTCTTTTGTTTTGCCAATCATTGATATTTGTTTCCAAGTACCTAGCAATTCATTTGCAGCATTAAAATCATAATCAGCATCAGCCTTGCGGAACAGTTCGGTACGAATACCACTCTCTCCTACCCACTTTTGAAAGTTACTATCACCAACAACATCCATAAAATCAGGGTGTGTTGCTTCAAGTTGTGATAAATTAGCACCTTGTGCCGACTTAACATTACCTTCTCTAGCTTTGATAATCTCTGGATGGTTTTCTATCGCTGAATTAACTGCCTTAGCAGGGTCATCGTAGAAAGTATCCTCGAAACTAACAGCTTCTTCCGTTGTTTCAGTAGCTTGATTAGCTTGTGCTTGTGCAAGTAGTTGGTTAATCAACTGACGTTGGTCTCCAACCTCTTGACCTTGCTTACCTAATACCTTCTCGGCATTTTGGTGCATCCCAATCACGTCTTCCAATGTCTTCCCAGCATACTTCTCTGGTGGTTCATAAGTTGGCTCTTGTTGAACTTCCTCTACAACCACAGGAGTTTCTGTTACCTGTTCTGCTACACCTTCAGGTGCTGTATCTACTACTATACTCATTTTCTTGGTCTCCGCCCACATGGGGTTATGAAGTTATTTTATGATGGGTTTGTTTCCAAGTTATCCATCGCTAGTTTAGTTGCAGCTTCTAAGCTTAATAATAAACCTAGTTGTTGCAACTGACCCTTAGCGTGCCAAAGGTCTTGTTCATTTTTCATAGTGTCAACGTCTCGTACACTAATCTCAATGTTCTTTAATTCTCCCATCAGGTCTAACCAACCTTCAGTTTCAAATAAATCTAATCTATCTTTTAAGAATTGTTCATCAGTCTTCACTGATAAGTTCCTATGATAGGTGTCTTAGCTGCTGCTTCTCGAGCTTTAGCCATGTTTAATATAGTCTCTGACTTCAAATGCTCTACTTCTGGTACATTTCTAGCAGTCTCAGAGTTCTTATTCTGAA